CAGAAGAAGTTAATTATATCTTCGAAAGCCATGAAGGCCAGAAGAATATGTTCATTGAGGGTATTTTTCTCCAGGCAGATATCAAAAACCGTAACGGAAGAGTTTATCCAAAATCTATTCTAGAACGTGAAGTGGCACGCTATATCAAAGAATCTGTAAACAGAAAAAACGCTTTTGGTGAGCTTGGACATCCGCAAGGGCCGACAATTAACCCAGATCGTATTTCTCACTTAATTACTGATCTACGTTTGGAAGGTTCTAACTTCATCGGTAAGGCAAAGATTCTACCAACTCCAATGGGTAACATTGCTCGTAATATCATGGAAGCTGGTGGTAAACTTGCTGTTTCATCTAGAGGTCTTGGTTCACTTAAAAATATTGGTGGTGCTATGCAAGTGCAAGAAGATTTCATGCTTGCAACAGCTGCTGATATTGTGATCAACCCGTCCGCACCTGATGCATTTGTTGATGGTATCTTCGAAGGTGTAGAGTGGATTTGGGATAATGGTATTTTGAAGCAACAGCATTTAGAGGAAGCTAAAAAAGATTTAGATCGTGCTAGATTGACTGAAGAGCAAATTTTAACAGTTTGGAAAAAGCTGATAAACAAAATTTAAAATGTATTACGTGCATGCATTAATTTGTCCAATTAATAAAAGACCATCTTATATTGGAAAGGGGTGTGGTGACAGAATGTATCACCACCTTCGAAACCTTGATAGGTATAATGAAGAGAAGAATCAGTATGATCTAGAGTGCAGCCAGAGGGATACTTCCCAGGCCGCATTGTTAGCAAAGTAAACAAAAATATAAATAGATATACGATTTAAAGGAGTTAAATTTATGGCTGGTAAACTTGAAAAAGCTACACATCAGGATGCTACTGAGTTTGAAGGTCCAGTAGATACTGGTGATGCTCACGGTAAGCGCCCAGCAGATAAGAAGAATAACGGTCAGCAGGAACCTGATACTTCTGTTTCTAAGAAGGATCCTGGTAAGGTATTCCCTTCTGGAAAAGTGGCAGAAGAAGAAATTAAGGCACTTTTTGCTGGTGTTGAAGGTCTTTCAGAGGATTTCTCTGCAAGAGCAGCTGTTCTTCTAGAGGGTGCTCTTTCTGAAAGAATCAACATTCTTCGTGAACAGTTCGAAGAAGAATACAAAACAAAACTCGACGAAGCTGTACAGCAGCTTGAAGAAGATTACACTGATAGACTTGACTCATACCTCGCTTACTGTGTAGAGAACTACATGGAAGAGAATGAACTTGCTATCGAGAATGGTATCAAGACAGAAATTGCTGAGCAAGTTCTGCAGAACATGGTTTCAATCGTAGAATCTCATGGTCTAACAATTCCTGACGATAAGGTTGATGTTGTAGAAGCTCTCACAGCTGAGGTTGCAGAGACTGAAAAGAACCTCAATGAAGCTATCAACAAGACTATCGAGCTTGAGAAGAGACTTGAGAAGTGGGAACTACAGGAAGCTCTACGTGAGCTAAGTGCAGATCTCTCTGATGCTGGTAAGGATAAGCTTTCTCGTCTTGCAGAGAATATCTCTTATGCAAGTGTTGAGGATTATAAAAATAAGGTGACGATTCTTAAGGAGTCTATCTCTGAAAAGAATCCAGTTGAATCTGGTAAGACAATGGTTGAGCAGCTCACAGAAACTGTAGAAGTTACAAAGTCAACGTCTCAGAATGAACTGAACGAAAGACAAAAAGCATACAAAGAAGCTCTGCGTAACCTACTGTAACGCAAAGTTTACAAATTTATAAATAATTGAACAAAAAAGACAATAGGAGAATAATATAAATGTCTAGAATGTCAAAAAAGGATCTTCTTGAGAAGTGGAGCTTCTTGCTAGACGACGAATCTGCTCCGAAGATTGCGTCTTCAGAGAAGAGATATGTTACAGCTCAGCTTCTTGAGAACACAGAGCAGGCATATGAGAGTGGTGCAGAAGAGAGAGTAAATCATCCTCTTATGGAAGCTGCTCCAACGAACAACACTTCTGGTGTTCAGAATTATGACCCAGTTCTAATTTCATTGATTCGTCGTTCTGCGCCAAAGCTTATCGCTTTCGATATTCTAGGCGTTCAGCCAATGACAGGCCCAACAGGTCAGATCTTTGCAATGCGTTCTCGTTATGCAAATCAGCAGGGTCAGGAAGCTTTCTATAACGAAGCTAACACTGGTTATGCAACTGTTCGCGGTGGTAACACTCAGATCGTTGGCGATGCAAATCTAAACGTTGGTACGGAGCCAACAAGCAACTCTGAAACATACAACTTCGGTGGTGGTATGTCTCTTGCTCAGGCTGAAGCTCTTGGTACAGCTGGTAACTCAGCATTCCGTGAGATGGCAGTAAGCATTGAGAAGGTGATGGTGGAAGCTCGTTCACGTGCTCTAGCTGCTGAGTACACACATGAGTTCGCACAGGACCTAAAAGCAATTCACGGTCTTGACGCTCAGAAGGAACTTGCAAACGTTCTTTCTACAGAACTCATTGCCGAAATTAACCGTGAAATTATCCGTACAATCTATGTAACAGCTGTAACTGGTTCTCCTGGTACACGAGTAACAACTCCTGGCGTTATCGACCTTGACGTTGATACAAACGGCCGTTGGATGGGTGAGCGTTTCGCAGGTCTTGTAATGCATCTTGACCTAGAGTCAAACGACCTTGCAAAAGCAACTCGTCGTGGTAAGGGTAACATCCTCATCGTGTCATCAAACGTAGCTTCTGCTCTACGTATGGCAAAGGTGATTGATGTTAACGAAGCTGCTGGTCTTCAGATCGACGACACAGGCAATACTTACGCTGGTTCTATTGGAATGGGCGCAAGTGCAATTAAGGTATTCATTGACCCATATGCTACAACAGATTATGCAGTGCTTGGCTATAAGGGTCAGAACTCTTGGGATGCTGGTCTATTCTACTGCCCATACACACCTCTACAGATGGTACGTGCAGTTGTAACAGACTCACTAACTCCAAGAATCGGCTTCAAGACACGTTATGGCATGGTTGCCAATCCGTTCTCTAAGGGTGCACAAGCATCTGATGGTTCGCTTCAGGCAAACAGCAACGTGTACTACCGTAGAAGCAAGATCATCAACTTGATGTAATCTGTGTAAAAATTTAACTCTTAAAAGGCTGGGCAACCGGCCTTTTTTATTGGTTTCTTTCCGATTCAAATCGCTTGATAAGTTCTAAGACAGATAAAGATATTTGAAGACGGTCTGGATCATATGACCAATGTCGACTTCGTGCTTTCCTCATATCTTTATCTCGTTGCTTTTCAATAACCTTCTTCGCAATGGAGAGTAGCAGTGGAGGTTTTATATAGAAAGTAGATTCTAGTGCAAATTTAAGATTTGGATAAGGTCTAGGTTTTTGTTCGCTCTCCCATTGAATCAGATCTCCTACTGTAACCTCAGACGTCAATTTTCTTAACGTCTCTGCTATATCATCTATCGTCACTTTGTATTTCTGATTCATTACTCATTATAAGATGGAAGTGAAAGGAAGGCAAGGAAAATCCCCACCTTCCAAATTCGTCAAGAATACTTTTCTATTGCCTCTATAGCATATTCAATCTTTTTGAGTTCTTCTTCTGCCTGACCGATTAGCCCTTTTAGCTCATCTCTCTTACTGGTAAGACGAAGCTTTAGAGAATCAGAAGGCTGCTTACGTCTTTCAGAAACTGTAGATTTCTGTGTGCGTAGAGCTCTCGACTTTTTTGGTTCGTTTGGATTATATGGTTCCTTCACTAGATTTGGATATTTCTCAATCCAAGAGTCCAAATCCTCTTTGTAAAAGAAAACATTTCCCTTATCATTCTTTTGCTCTGTGGGTGCAAAATTATCTCTTCTATAGGTGTTCAGGGTTGAAAATCCAACTCCTATATATGCTGCAGCCTCTCGAAGTGAAAACGTTGAACGTGGTGGGAAATCTTCACGGTTGACCATTTGTTGCCTCCTTCAAAAGTTAAAAGGGCCGGCGCAGTAAGCCAGCCCTTTTAACAGTGTCATTCCTGATTAGTCTCGCTTGAGAAACTCAGGGATCTCGCTTGGGTCTGCGTTAGCAATAGTCTCATTGACCTGCTGGCGTAGTTCAGTGTTCGCATAGCGTCCACTGCCGCTAGAAGTAGTTTCGTTCTCAGACTGATCGGTGTTCTCTGCAGGTTCCTCCTTGCGAGTACGAGCCTGACGACGCTGACGTGCGGCAAGTGCAGTCTTGTCTTCGCTCTTCTTTGCCTTTGGCGGATGATCAGTGCGATCCTTCGCTTTTGCGTAGTAGATAGAAGCGTTGCCCTTCGTGACACTCAGCTTGTCCATGATCTTTTGGATCACGTCAGCACGTGGCTTATCCTTGTTCTTCTGATAAATCTCAGTCGCAATATCAATCTTCTTCACGTTTGCATCTCCTATTTGTTACGTGAGAACCTTATCAACACACGTAATATAGTAACTTACGTTACAAGGTGCAACTGCTTATACGTCTCTTTTTCCTTCGAAAAAGTCGATTGCTACAGCAAAACGAGGAATGCCATCAGGTGTTTTATGGAAGTAACGGATTGTGACATCTCCACGCACATACTTGTCTTTTTCAAGAAGAAGCTTTTTTGTAAATTCTTGACTTCCACGCACTCCAGCTGAGGCAATTCTTTCTGAGCCATCGTTTAGTTTATAGCGAATTGTTTTCGCATAGCCTGCCCAATTACCCTCACCTTCGAGAATATCATCTAGTTCAAACTCTTCAGTAATAAAGTCTTTGCGTTTGATCAAAAACTTCGAACGCTTACCGATCTCATACGGTTCATCATAACGAACCATCTGACCTTCATAACCCTCCTCAATGTAAAGGCTATAGATTCGATCCAATGTTTCTGTATCAGCAATAGCACGAGTTTCAACAAGTTTGATTTTGTCAAAACCGTATTCTCCCTCGAATTCACTGAACAAATTTTGAAGATTCTGATGTCGTTCAATGAATGTCATATTTGGTGAATCAATAGCGATCATATCATACACATGATATTCGATCACAGAAGCTTGTTCAAGATCCTCTTTTGTAGGCTTTGTCTTTCTCACAGCAGATGAGATTTCGTTGAAATTGTCTTTGTAAGCATGTGAGTATAATTCACCATCAAGAATGATGTTAGGATACTTCTTAAAAAACTTCATCAGTGCAAGTTCGATATGCGGTACAGATACATAACGCTTTCCGTTACGAGTCTGAAGCATATCAGGACGTGCGATACAACGATGTCCGTCTAGCTTAGGCTGAGTGTAAACAGGGAACTGGATTGGAAGCATATCTTCATATGATTTCGCAAGCATCGGCTCTACGTATTTCTTCTTACCAGCATCCTCAATTTTTTCGTGATAGCCACCCTTGCCGAGTTGTTTCTCATATAGAGATTTCATCTCAGCTTCAGCTTGCTCTTCTGGTGTAGTAGCATTTGCACGACCTTCATTCTTGGCATACATCTGCTTCCAGCCAGATTCAACTTTTTCACCGTCTAGTAGCCCAGAAACGTTACGGATCTTATCACCGTCAATCTCTCCCCACCAGACGCGAACTTTACCTTTATTGTCAACTTTATAAAGTTTAGGAAGCACTTTAATAGTCATTTTATCTCCATTGTTAAAGAATGAGATAGGCTACCGTTTTGGCAACCTATCTCATTTAATGATTATACTGCATAGATGAATTTAAGCAGCTTTAGCTTTAGCTTTCTTTGGATTCTTTTTCAAGTTAGCAGCTGTTGGGTGACTCTTTTGATAAGAAAGAATTTCCTTGTACCTGTCAGCTGCATAAGATGCAGACCAAGCATCCGGCTTAATCTGAGGCTGAATATTACAGACACCCTTAATGTAACCGATAGCTTGCTGCACAACAACGTTAGAAGCATGAATCTTCTTAGCGTTAAGGTCGAGATGGATCTGAACTTCGAATCGATCCAAGAGATGTGCGATACGGAGATACATCTCAGAAATCTTCTGAACTTCAGTCATCAGACGCATTACAGGGCGATCTTTCTTCTGATCATAAACTCTCTCACGAGAAATCTCACCAAAGATACGACAACCCTTACAACCATCTATATGTACAACTACAACTGTTGCATAGTCAGCGTACCACTGACCGTGGTACTTGATCTTCTCAGAATCACCGCCGATGTAGATTTTTGTAGCATCTGATTGGGCTTGAAGAAATGTTTCAAGTTCTTGAATATTAAAAGTTCTTTCCATATTACACACTCACTTTCTATCATAATATTTAGCTAGGTGTGCAAATAATCTCGTATTTGTACTCTCCCAACTGCTTTTCTACTTTACACTCATCTTGGAGTTTAAGCTTAAAGACATCATTACTCTCGAAATCTGAGCCGATGATAGCGATAAAAGCTATAACGATCATGAGAAATGCAAATACGAGTTTTGACACTATCGAGAAAATTACCCAACCAAAGAAATGCAACACATTTGTGATCATTTTGAAGTCTCCTTATAGAGAATGTTGGGACAATACTTATTTTTATAGCTCTTGTACAGCTGCCCGATAAAGTTTTCGCCGTGGATTACATTCTGTGCTTTTTGTTTTGTCTTTTTAGACAATGCACTCACACCAAATATTGCAGCACTAAAAATAACGAGAGCTAACACACCTAATACGACGAACAATATAAAATCTGCTAACCCTGCTGCTAAACTTGGTAAGAGCAACCAAGCAATCCTAAGGCCAGCACCATACATTGCAATACTAAAGAGAATCCGAATCGCAGGATAAAGAAGAACATGACGCCAGTACATGCAGAAATTATATGGGCGACCGATACAGTTTGCTTCATAGAATTCTACATAACTATCCCAGTGCCCTGCTTTGTAACCTCCATAACCGTACATATTGCCCATGCTGTACACAAAAGCAATCCAACGATAATGCCAGCTGCTTTTATCAACTGTGAATTCACTCATAACGAACCTTTCTCATTTCTAAAATGATATTACACAGCACAATATAAAGAAAAATGCTGCAAAAAACAACAGTAAAGGTATCTTAGAACACCTCGAATTGAAGGGTATGCACGAGAAGTTTCTCAATGTCCACATAATTAAACTCCAGCAACTTCTTCTTATATCCGAATAAGATAAACTGGGTAATGTGAGAAATCAAGTCTCCTGTTGAGACTGTTTTATCCTGAATATAAAGTGCACTGATCACTAAAGAGGGAGATTTAAAAGTTTCGATTTGATCCATCAACAAATTGAGATCGTTGGCTTTACCATCTGTAATTAAGATGATAGCCTGTGTAGTTGATTCAATTTCGTTAAAATAGATTTGCTGGAAAGCAAGACGGAAAGCTCCACCTGTGTAGGTAGAGCCTATAAGACGTTCTTCGATGTCAGGAAATTTGTTCGTGAAATCTACCAGATCACTTCGTGACTTCACAATAGACCAAGGAATAGAAATCTTTGTGTCTTCACCGAATTCGATAAGAGATATTGCAATCTTTTGATGATGATTGCTTTGAATGGTAGTGATTACATTTGGAGATCTTAAAGCATTTCTTATTGACTCTCTTTGATCGATAATCTCTTCACTGGAAATCGAAGAAGAATTATCAACAATCAACACAAGCTCTACATCAACTTTTTCTGCAAAGCAAGGGAAAGAAAACAATAAAAATAATGCTAATAATAGCGATCTCATTATATATTTATCGATTAGAGGGGAAATGGCAGGTGTTTCTGTTGCCAAGCACACCTGCCAAAGCTCCGTGTGGCTAATTAAGCAGCCACTGCGAAAGGTACGTTATCGTTTGCACCCATTTGGTTTTGCACGATTACGGTGTAGCTCACCGGTTACTCCAGCTTCATACTCGCCCTGTCGTCGATTCCTAATTCGCCCCCATCATAACTGTATCTGGAAGGTCTTAGATAGTTAGTCCCTCGACTTATCTAATTACTTGAGGGATGCCTAGATACAGTTATGGTGGAGGCGGCGGGATTTGCACCCGCGTCCGATCAGTCTTTCTGTTACTTTCAACGTAACAAGTTATTTATATATTCAGATGAGATGGAAAGCAACTGAAAAATTATTTTCTATCTCGGATATAATCTCGTACCATTGTTAGAATAGAAAAAGCTGAGAAAATCATAAGTGGGCCAAACGTGATATAGAAGTACATCGGATGTGGTGGGATGTGAATAATTGAAGCAACTATCGCACAAAATACACACCACAAACCAGAAATCAATGCACCGTAGTTAATCACGTTTAAAGCGCGATCAGCCATCTCGCCATTCCTTTTCAGCTATCTCGTTAATTCGATTAACGACTAGTTTTTTATCACATGCATATAATCCTGAACATGCGAATGCGTTAATCTCAACTATCTTAGCTCCATTCTCAGAAATTGCAATATCGCACGTGTAGACGCTATCAGGTTGCCACGAGAATTTTGCCATCTTGTTAGCCATCTCCCATGCTTCACTAGGATAGTCATGTCGAATATCGAGTTTATTATCCCAGCGATATTCTGATCCGTCTATAACTTCTCCTGCACCGATTACAAATCTAAATTCTCCCTTGAGATGTTTTGCAGAAGCAACGAGACATAGTGTATCTGGCATAACTGATGTGGTCTGTTGAGAAGCATTAAACTCATGTTTATAATTTTCAGATGTAACCACAAAGCCTGTGAACGTTTTGTATCCCGATATTGGCCTTATGAAAAATTGATCTTTTTCAAAGAGTTCAAACACTCTATTGACGTCGTTCTTAATCACATTAAATGGAAGAATAACGAAGTCAGAATTCAGAAGCCATTCGTTCGGAATATGAGCATAATAATGGTTACAGTTCATTTGATCTGTAAAACCATATGCACCAGGAATATAAGGGATCTTACAACGTTTAACAAACCCAATTGTACCGTATAGAATTGTTGGTTGAGTTTGAAAAGCTTCAGGGCCGAAATCTATATCATCAGAAAATGGAATATATTTCGTTGTATAAAGATTTGCTCCCGAACTAGTAATAGCCGGGAGCAAATCGTCGATTACATGACGACCTTCTAAAATCTGCGTGTCTACTATCCAGTTAACCATTAGAAAATTGCCAATTTCATAGTAATGAATGTTGTTTCTGTAATATTAATGACTATATTCGAATCTTCTGTGAAAAAGGATAAAACTGCTTTATCGATTTTGCCCAGATAAAAAGGTGAGATAATTTCTTCATTTAACTTTACTATGCTTTGTTTTATCTCTTCCTTAGCTTTTGTCACTGGTATCTGAATCTTTTGCAGGAATATACCATTCCTGCACATCACCGTTTTTAAATCCGACAATGAGTTGTAAATGAAACTTAGTTATTATGTAGACCTTTCAAAAATTCTTTCAATAGAAGTTTCTCTGCAGGATTAAACAGATTGTAGACTGGGATGCTATATGCAGTAGCAATTCTAATAGCTTGACCGGTACCGCCTGATGCTTTTCCGTCTGCTGTCCAGCAAATCACAAAATCAACAGGTGTCTTCAAATCATAACCTAGTATTTGATAACAGTTACGAGTATGAAAAGATCTTGCACTTGGTGTAAGATTTTTCCACTTTGGATGATATTTTCTAGCCAGTTCTGTAGCTTCATCGGTTAAGTGATAAAGAGGTGAAGGGTTGTTGTTAAACCCTTTCCATGGAAGGAAAATCTCTTTCTTATCCTTATCAGCACCAATTTCAAAAGCTTTGTCTGCACCATCAGCACCGCCAGATCTTAAAATATAACCAGCAAGAGATAGTTTATGTGCTATCAACACCATATAATTGCATACAGGTTCAGGAGTTTGCCTAGAACCTATTCCGGCGTAATATTTCTTTTTCATTAGGAGTGCTTAAGACATTTTGTTATGTAAGTTTCTCTGGAATAATGAGAATCCGGTGTTATGAGTCGACGAATAGCGCCTTGATTAAAATCCTCTAGCGCAATAAAACGACCACAATCATCACAACGAAGCGGCTGGCGATTTGAATGTGCAAGAACGGCTTCTAGATAGTTTTGTCGAATCTGTTTTTTCTCTTCATCAACACGCCTACGAACATAATCGTATAATTCATTAACACCTTCATTCATAACAAGATGTTTTGCTACTTCCCAACTGATTTTATAATCGAAAGTATAATCAGTATCGTAGTGGAAGGTGCGAGTGCCGAGATAGTACACCCACTCGTCATCTTTTATCTTTTTGGTGAAAACGTATGGTTCGGTGCTAGAATGTAGGGTTTCCTGCCGCCACTTCTTGACGATAGTCGTATACTTCTGGATATCGTCGTTTAAATCGAGAGAAAGTTGGTCTGTCATAATCTTCTAACCTATAACCAAATTTTTTGAAATTCGAACGGATAATTGTAAGACCGGGGTTGACCGTTGAACAAATATCTTGTTCATGAACTGTAAAACCACGAATTACAGCTAGTTCTACATTCATAATATAATCAGATATCTCACTATTACAAGCCACCATCAGTGCTGGAAGTTTATAATATCGCTTATCTGTGTATTTTACAAATGTTTCGTCGAATATTGAACAGTCTAATATCATTGTGTAGATTTTATCAGCATCTCTTTCCGTACAAACGATACCCCATTCGCTGTCAACAGCATCATACCATTTTGGAATAAATTTAATGTAGTATTTTCTGTTTTGATCATACTTTACATCAACAAGCCGCTCTTGCAGATACGGGATCTTATGCCGCTCTTTATCGGCTTCTAATTTCAAAAAATGTTTTAGAGACATTTCTAATACACTATGATAATTGGTGAATATTGTCTCACTTCAACTTTACGACCGTGAGAAATTCTTCTCATAATAGTAGATGTTCTGGTAGAAGCTACTAAGCTATAGTTAGTTCCAGCTTCTTTTAACTGTCTTATTATTGTTTCTGCAAAGTTTATCGCAACTTGTTTGTCGTCAAACCAAGCATAGTGAAATTGTATTTGACGAGCATGTTCACTGTAATACTCTTTATGTTCTTTTTTGCGGCTATCTAGTGGTTTTGAGCGAATTGAACCTGGATAGAATCTCTTACTATCTAGTTGCTGGATCTGTTTAAGAATATCAGTAGCTTTAGGCTGAGCTACTTTTCTATACTCAACCTTTGCACGATTCTTATCAGCGACTGATTTTAGGAAATTTTTGAAACCTTTTGCCATCTGTTATTTATATATTCTAGTCAGACGGAAATCAATGGCGGAGAGTGTGGGAGTCGAACCCACGATAGAAATTTCTTCCTATGACAGTTTAGCAAACTGTTGACTTAAGCCACTCGTCCAACTCTCCAATTTCTTTTTTTCTGTATATTATTAATCTTTCTGGAAATTGGGACCACTTAGCTTTGTCTAAGCCTGTCTCATAACCTTTTACTTCCACGTAACTCTTCCAGTTGTGTACATAAAAATCTGGTTGATACGTGGCTGCTTTTCCATCTGGCTTCGTATATGGAAATCTCTTTTTATTTCTTTCCCATTTTAGATTGTTCGCATCTGCAAACCTACAAAAAATCAACTCCCACGACCCATCAACTTTTATCTTACCTGCTACTGGAGATTCATAGTTGTATTTCTTACATCTTCCAGCTACACACTCCCACCCGTCTGTATATAATTTATTTCTAGATGCAGACATTTTGGCTCTTGTTTGAGGAGAATGAGCCTTACCTTTAAACGTTCCTGTCTTACCTCTATTCCAAGCTTTTTGGGCACCTTTCTTATCTTTATTCCACGGGATATTATTTTTAGCTTTAAATAGTTCAATATTGGATTTTTGGCGATCAGGATTATACTTACATAGTCTCTGATGATTCCTTAAAGAGTTATTATTTTTGCACTCTTTAGTACAGTATATACAGTTTAACATACATCTATTTATGTAAATTAAACCGCTGCATTACCGTCCTGCCCACTCTCCATATTCCTCATGAAGAAGGAAGTCTTTTTGAATTCCTCCAGACTGATTCCTTCAATAGCACGGATAATAGCAGTTCTGATGATCTGTTTTTCATCTGTAGTAAGAATCTGCTTATGTTTTCCTATAGACATCAGAACCTCTAAAATTGGATCCGGAGATAGGATTCGAACCTATATTTCCCACGTTCAGAGCGTGATCGCCTACCTATTAGCAGACTCCGGAATAATTGAACGGGATGAAGGTGGATTTGCACCAGGAGCCCCTAAACTCCCTTTACCTAATTCTCCTCTCTAGGGACTTCGAGAAGAATTGTCGCCTTGACTCACCCCTGACTTGGTAGGACCTACTGGAATCGAACCAGTGCATGTCTGCGTGTAAAACAGATGCCTTTCCACTTGGCGAAGGTCCCAAATTTGGTGGAGCGTGCCTAAATAAATGCGACGAAAGGACACTCCACATTGCCTAATATAGAACAAAATTGTCTTAATTGCAACAAGTTATTTATAACGACAACCACATATGTTAAGCGAGGATATGGAAAATTTTGTAGCAGAAGTTGTTCATCCACTTATAACACTAACAAACGCCCTAAAGCAGACAAATCACCGAATATTAAATGTGCTTATTGCAGTAACATGTTTTTTGCTAATGAATATCGTAAGAAACAGACAAAAAGTGGAATGCTTTTCTGCTCTAGAGAATGTAAAGATCTTGCACTCCAACTTACAAGTGGAGAAAAATTTTCTGAAATGCGTCCTGCTCACTACGGAGATATTGGAGTCACATATCGTAGATTAAAACTACAAAAAGTAGAAGAATTAAAATGTGAAGAATGTGGCTACAATAAACATCCAGAAATTTTACAAGTGCATCACATAGATCGAGATCGGACTAATAACACTATTGACAACTTAAAGCTTCTTTGCCCAACATGTCATGAGGAAGATCACTTTCTTAATAATGATGGAAGATGGAATAATAAAAGAAGTAGAAATAATTTGTATTTTGGTGGACCTTGACGGTTACGATCCGTCTCTCCCTGCTTGCAAAACAGGAGTGCTCCCATTATCACTAAAGGCCCATAACTTATTTAGAACTAACACTCTCTTGCTGCATTGAATCGTTGATCTGATCAAGTTTATCTCTAATATTGCTCAGTTTAGAGCAAGAAACCATAGAGACTATCAGTACCAAGAACATCAATAGCTTCAAGTCACTCATAACAACCTCAAATTGTTTTGGTGCACGCTATAGGAATCGAACCTACTATCATCCGGTTATCAGCCGGAGCCCTCACCATCTGGACCAACGTGCAAATTCATGGAGCCCTTGACAGGATTCGAACCTGCATCTTCCATCCAGTTACCTTTGTCTTCGTTCGTAGCGAAGAGGGTTACAAGGGCATTTGAATAGTTATTTAGTCTATTTTTTAGCAGAGTGCAA